GTGGTAACTCCAGAAGTGGAAGATCTCCAATTGGCGCCAAAGATTTTAGATAGCATAGTTTTCATAAGATATTACACTATATTATATATATTAAAAATTAAAATATCAATACTTTCTTTTGATTATTCAAAACACCATATAATATATTCCCGCTAATAAACAATCCTCTTCTTCCAAAATCTGGATCAAGATCAAAATCAAAACTTAAAGTTGCAGTTTTATTGCTTCCGATAGAAGAGTCATAATTAATATTTGTAAATTTACAGCCACTAAAAGTTAATTTTGTTTGATCTACTCCTATTTTTCTATTATTAAAATTAACAACAATATTGTAATCATCATCTCGATTTAATGTATCAAAAAATGAACCAGAAAGATCTTCTTTAACAATAAAACTTGTATTTAATTTTCCATTAATTGGAAATTCTATTTTTCTTAATAATGGGAATTTGTAATTAATTGATCTATAAGGTTTTCTATTAAAAGATAATGAATAATCTATGCTTTGAATTATATCATTGTAAAATAAAACTCCACTAGTATTATTTGTATAAAAAGTAACGCTAGCATCTCCTGGCAAAAGAATATTTTGTCCACTAATTGCGGTTTGATTATAATTTAAAGCTTTTGGAATAACGATTGCATCATTATTTACTTGATTGATTCCAGATCTTAAATCTAACAAAGTATACTTTACGCCAGATCCACTAGTATAAAAAACAATATTATCAGCAACATAACTTTGATTTACTACTGGCAAATTTCCAAGCGAAACATTAAATGAATATTCATTAAGATAAGAATTTTGAAAATGTAATAATCCATAATTTTGACTATTTGAATTTATTATTTGAGTAACATTACTTGGATTAATTAAAGAATTTGTAAGTGTTGCTTTTTCAGAAAACAAATCGTTCTCATTTTTATTTATAACAAGATAAAAATCTCTATCATTTAATAATCCGCTGTTGGTGCATAATCCAGAAAACGTTGGAGCATTAAATCCAGAAAAATGATTAACATTAAAATCTAGTCTGTTTTCATTTGTAACACCATCTGGAATATATGAAAAATTAAAAATAACTTCTGGTGGTCCAGGAATTCCACGAAATATATTTTGTTTTTGTCCAAAGCCTTGAGCGTTTAATCTTGGCTGTTGAATTGAATAATTAAAATTTTGTATTTTTTCTAATCTTTTAAGAATAATATTATTAGCTAAATAATAATCAGAACCAGCTTTTTGTTCTCCACTATATGGAGCAACATATAAACCTTCTACATTGTAGATTATTCTATTTCTTGCCATAACCTTAATCCTTGTATAGGATTACACTTTTTAAGCTTTACTATGATACAACAATGAAGCCATGTAATTTGCAACTTGATGTTCGGCTGCAATCTCTTGAATATTATTAATTTGCTCTTGGTTTTGATCAAAAGGTTTTTCTATATAATCTTCAATTTTAGCTTTCCAATTTTCTGGAAGTTCATTAGCTATAATAATTTCAGATATTTTTTCTGCACTTTCCTTTTGTTGATTGCTTAATTTTTTAACATTAAATTTACTTCTAACTGCGTGTTTCACTTGCTCCTCTAGGCTTTGCGCGGCGAGTATATTTTCTTTAATTTTTGTAACTGAAAAACTCGAGCTTGCTCCGATTGGCGATATATTTTTAGTAGATTGAGGAATACCACTAGACCCAGATGGCCTACCAGCTTGATTTGCTCCTCCACCAATAACTGGTTGATATAATCCTTGATCTTTAAGTTCTTTGAACTTATTTTGGGATTCAATAGATTCTTGAATTGTTGGAAGTCTGCCTGTTTGAATTGCTTGCACTCCTTCTTCTGGGGTAAGAATCCCAAGCTCAATAAGACGATTGTATATTCTTGAATATTGAACGTCATCTTTCAAGCTTATGTCTTCAAAAGCTGGTGTTGGAAAATTTTTAAATCCAAGATCTTTACTCATCCTTCGAATCTCTGGTATCAAAAATTCATTAATAAATACTTCTCTAGCCTGTTTTAATCTTTCAACAAATACTTGAATTTTAATACTTTGGTTAGCGAACTTTTCGCTGCCAATAAGTACGTTATTGAGTCCAATTTGAATGTCTCTATCAACAACTTCATATTTTTGTGGGCCAATAAGATTACCAATATCTGGAATTACGAATTGAGCTTTCGTTGTATAGTCTGCAATAAGAACTCTTCCTACGCTTTGATTTTCAAAAAGACTTTGCATCGCTTGTAGATTTTTTTGATTTACTCCGCCTTTGTCTGGATCAGTTCCCATTGTAACAAGGAGAACTGCTTGTTGCATCGTTCTTGTTACGGCCATGTCCATCTTCTTCATTTCAAGTTTCCAGTTAATATCATCAAGCACTGGGAAACCCATTGGGATAGATAATGGCTCGTAATCTTGTTTTTTATAAAAAACTGCGGCGAGTCTTTTCGAATCAAGAGGTAGCAAAATATAAGAATTACTTTTATTTTTAACTTGTTCTTTAATTTGCTCTGGGAGCGAATCGTAAACTTCTTTATCTTCGTCTGTTTTAGGAGTCCTTAGTCTTTCTAATTCATAGTCAGTTAATAGCTTATAATAGGTATTAAATGCATAATTTACTGTTCCACCTACATAAACGTCAGCTGGGTTAATGATCGTGTATCTTGCTGGAAGTTTTGCTGATCCATCTTGAGCGATTGATTTTAATTTTGAACCAAAAGTTTGAGTAATTCTGAGTAATTGCTCTGGAGTCAAAGAGGTATCAAATCTATAGATGAACACGTTTCCACTGCGATAATACTCGCGAAAGAATTGATCTTGAAAACTAGCAAGGTTAATTTTCTTAAAGTATGCCTCAAAAAAATCTCTGGCTTTTTGGCTACCACCACTTAAATATATTGGGCTACTAGAAAATTCCGTCATTAAATCAATCGTATTTCTGAAAACTGCAACATTATAATAAGCTTTTTGACAAAGAGTAATTGCATCACGAACATCTAAAGTAGAAAGATTTTTAACATAATTTGAATACCTAAAAGGAATTAGTCCAGTATCAATATTTGTAAATCTGTTTGTCTTCTCTATACCAGACGCAGCGTTCCTGCGGGTTCCCGTTGCTGCAGCTCTTATTTCTGACATTTTAATCTTTGGCTTATCCAGGTCGCTACCATACACCATAAGAGGTGTCGCCTCAGATATTGGGACGGCTATAGAGGTCTTGATTTCTTGAATTTTTTTATTTTTTTTACTCATTTAACTTGGATATTACACTTATTTTATCATTATTGGTGTGAAAGTCTGGGATATGTCTTCTTTTGGTGCGCTTAATATATCATTATAGCACTTGAGACCCCAATTTACTAATAAAAGAGCAGAATAATTATCTTTTCTTGCTTTATTTGAAGAAGAGCTTCTTTTTAAGTGTTGAGGCAAGTCAAACGATTGAGTGCCTCTGGCGGTTGAAGAGTGCTCTACTAGAGTGCATTGTTTTTTTGTCTGATATATGAAATCATCCTGGTTCTCAATAAAATCAAGAGTTGACCAGTCTTTCTTGTCTTCCGTCTTCATCAACTCAATCGGAATACTCTGATTAAATTGAGATTCGAAAAAATTATCGTTAGCGCATGTTTTACTAGCAAACCATATTTTTTTATAATCAATTGATGCTTGTAAATGTTCGTTAGCTTTTCTAATAAAATTGCTAGTGAAGACTTGATTGAAAGCTATTTTTTTATTTTCTAGATTATAGGAGTTTCTTGTTTTTCGAACTTCTTGATCATAATCTGGTCCTTCTAAATCAGAATTAAATTCAAAACTATTTATTGCTAAATTATGACTTTTAAACAGTTCAGATTGATTACAGGCAGAAAGAAATACGTCTGCGCCAGCGTTATCCAAAATCATAAATACAATATTAAAATTAGTCATCAGATAATAGAAGTAATTGACATGATTTTTTAAATTACCTAATCCAGCATAAGTATGAATTAATGTGCCAGTTTTATCTTCTTCATTAATCTCCATTACCGCCATAGCAAAATAATCTGCATTTGGGCTATCACTCATATTTGGATCTATACCAAGTATATATTTTTTTCCAGAAGATCCTTTCATGAGAGTATGAGGAGTTTCTCCGTTTTTAATCGTACAATCTTCCATCTTTTTTGCACTAAAATAACTATCGCTTCCGTCAGTAAATCTAGCGCAATACTCTCTTAAAAAACTACTATGACTTGAGCCTCCATTTTGCGCTTCTTCAATAATAGTCTTGTCTATCATTTCCAATGGAAGAGCCTCGTAACTTAATTGAGAAACAAAATAAGAGGCTTCGCTAGGTTCTTTGCAATTAATTTTTTCTATCCATTCGTTGTATGTTTTATAAAGATTTTCGAAAGTATAGCTCGCAGAAGATAGGGCTATCATTTTGCTATTATTTTCAAATACGAGTCTATCTTCTTCTTTCATTAATCCATCTTTTATTAAGATGTCTTCTGTTTCTCTGATTTCCATCCTTTCTTTAATATTTTGTGGTGCTACTAAGAAAGGCATTAAAACAGTTTTAATGATATCTTCTGGAAGAAGTAAAAACTCATCCAATACAAGTACGTTTGCTCTAAATCCTCGAATTTTTTCTCCGTTCAAGGGTATAGCGACAATGCTCCCTCCATTGATCGCCCATTCGTATTGATCATTTCTTTTGCTCTTAGAGCCAAAGGCTTGTTGCAGAAGTTCTGCACCCTTGCTATTTACAATTTTTTCTAAGTTATTAAATATGAATCTAGCTGTTCTAAAGGTAGGTCCTGCAATTAAAATTTTTGTATTAGGTTCAAAAACACATTGAAGAAAACAAAAAACAGCAGCTACGAAGCTTTTGCCGCAGCCTCTACCCCAAATGCACATATTAAAATTTCTAGCCATTAGAGCTTTTAAATGTATCTCTTGGTATGGTGCTAATTTTATACCGCTAATAAGCTCTGTAGTAAAACCTAAATTTGCCCTCAAGAATTTCACCAAACTAATTTTTGCTTCTTTGTCATTTAATATACCTTTTAATTCCATTAATTCTTTATTAATGTCGTGATATTCTTTTTTATATTTATCTGGGGAATGTATCATAAAAGTTTCAGATCATAAGCTAATTGAAGATCTACTTCTTTGTAGAAAGAGTTTGATGTGAAAATTGATTCAATAACTCTAGTCATTTCTGGTCTTCCGTCTACAAAAAGAAATTGTAAATTATCGTAACTTTGTAGTAATTCTCTAACGTTATGGAATATGTATTCTGGCGTGGCTTTAATTTTTTTACTAATATGAGGAAGATATTGAAAGCTAAGAGCTTTAGACAATTTTTCCTCTATTACTACTACTAAATAAGCTCCACTTTTCTTTGCTCGATCTATTTCATTTTTAAATCTATCAAAATTTTTGACACTTAATGTACTTATAAAGTCGCTTAAACTCTTTCTTTCAATAAAGCATTTCCCGTTGTTATTACTACAAGAGTAATCTCCAAATGGTAGTGTTTTAATTTCAAATTTTGTATCAAATTTTAACCAGCTTTGTTCCCTTGTGTCAACATAAATGATTGATTTTTTGTTTAACTTATTTTTAAATTGATCAACTATATTATTTGTATGAATAAATTTATTCTTTAACCCTAAATTAGCGCAAACATCATAATAGTCTGGAAATATCTTATTATAAAATATAATTGATGGGCACATTATTGTTCTTAACTCTACTTGGCAAGGACTATAAGTTAAATTTTTATCATCTTTTCTTTTAGATAATAGTTGCTTGCAATATTCTTGGGCTTTTTCAATCGACTGTTGCTTGAGCCATTTTTTCATATTATTCTTATCATTAAAATCGCTATTTAAATACTGATCTTTGGTCTTGAAATTAATGAGTTCATTTGTTAATAAGTCTCGTCTTTCAAAATATGTTTGGTAATATTTAACTTTATTCAAACCATAACCTTTGAGCGACATGTGTAACGCCTTCTCGCTTGGGAACTCTTTTCCGTCTACTTTGCAAATAACTGACATAATCTTATCCATTTAGAATATCTTCTTCAGATATTCCTAAAATTTTACATTTTAATTCGTCCATAGAATCAAGTCTATTTATCTCTGTTTTTACAATAGCTTTTCTTAAATCCGCCATTTTTAATAATTTTTTTCTAGACTCTTCTTGCTTCCACATTTCTACAAGATTTAATATGCTAGCATTGTCTTTTATTTGCTTACTTAGTCTATCGCTTCTTTTAACTTTTAAATCGTTTAATAATTTTTGTTGACGATTTACGCAATCATTATACTCTTTTCGTGCTGTGCTACTAGCTTCTACTATAGCCATTGGAATTCTTCCGTCTTCTTGCGTAGCTAAATCTATTTGGTTTTGTAAAGCTGTAATAGTTTGTTGAATTGTGGATGATATAACTACTTCTGTAGCGAGAACAATATATTGATCGACTTCTTCTTGGGTAAGATCACTCTTATCATAAGTGTATCTCAAAAAACTACTTTCGAATAAATCCCTATCATCTTCGTCATCATAAAGATTAATTTGATGAGTAAATCTATAAGTATTCATATAACTAATCAAAGAGTTTACTTCTTTTTTTTGTCTTGGAGTAATCTTTTCTTTGTCAATTCCATCCAATATATATTTATTAATTTTTACAATCATTCTTTCTTCGCTTCGTGGAGCTTTATAATTTTCTGTAGCGATATTTTCATTTGTATCGTTAAGATATTTAATATTACTAGGTATAGTTTTCATGTAATCAAGAATACTTCTAGTTTCTTGGCAAAGATTCGTTAATGATTCGTTTTTAAATAAAATTTTAGCTATCTCAATTCCTGTCATGGTGGCGCAATTATTGCTAATATATTCTTTTTGATCTTCCGTTAATTCAATAAGACCTTTGGCTTGATATTCATGGCTTTTTCGTGGTTTAATTTGTCTTGCTGCAAGAAATTGTTTTACAGCTTTACCTTCTTTGCTTCTTCCATCTAGATCATCTCTACCAAAAGCTAGTTTAACTAATTCTGTTAATGAGGGTGGATTATCTGGTCTATTATTCCATTCCTCTAATAATTTTAATTGCTGTTCTTCCGTTAATTCTGGTAAATCATCACTCATATTAATTTAAATCGATATCTCCATTATATAAATGTTTTTTGACTTTAATCATAATAGCTTTTTTTAAATTCTTTACTTGTTTGTATCCTATTTTTCGATTTTTTTCAGTTGTTTTGTAACCCATTAAAATTGCAGATTCTTCTTCTGATTTATGTTGAACATAATATAAACTATAAAATCTCCATTCTATAGGTTTAAGCATTTTTTGCATTTTTGCGTGAATATTTTTTGCTGCTTTATCTATATCAATATCATTTTCAATAATACTATGAACTTCTTGAGTATGATTTTCTAAAGTTACGGCTAATTTAATATCATGTGCGGATTTTTTACTCTTTTCCCATTTTGCATACAATGGACAGTTATTGCATTGATTTCCGTATATAGTACAGCCATCTTCATTTTCTGCTGCAGCGCACTTTAAGCAGGGTCTGGAGTAATTTCCATAATTGTTTCTTATAAGATTTTTTATTTGATTACTTACTATTCGATTTATCCATGGGGCCAAGGGTTGTTTTTGATCATACATTTTCCATTTTTTAAAAATATGTATTCTTAATATTTGTGCAACGTCATTAAAATCCATCCAAGCAAGCGTAGTAAGATTCCATTTGTGCCTTCTTTTGCTTATTTCTTGATCAATCTCCGAAATTTTGCTTTCGAAACTAGCTTTCGGATCGCTCATTAATTATCTCTTGTTTTTTCTTAAAGAGCCAGCTTCTTTCGCGAAATCTTCTAGCGTTTGTTTTTTGCCTACTCTTTTTGTTTTTTCTTTTCTTCTTTCTTTTTTTGATGTCTCATTTGTAGATGTTCCCATTAAATCTTTGAGTTTTACCCCTCTAATTGGTTTTTCTAATGGGGTCTCGATTTGCAATTTAGATATATTTGGTACCTTTGTAACATCTTCGCCATAGTCGTCATCATCAGTATCATAGTCTAGTTCTGCTTCTTTGATATTTACTTTTTTAGCTATATTTGGCTTTTGAAATTCAACTTTTGCCGTGGAAGTTTGACTAGTCTTTTCAAAGGAAAAGCCGCAATTAGCACAAAATACTGGTTTTTTTAAACTATATTCTGTGGGAGCACCACAATTTAAACAATATCTTTTCATTTAATAATATTATATATTAAATGATTAATTTAATCTAATTTTAAATTAGGCTTGATCTACTTTAACTTCTGGAGGAGCAGTTACAGCTGTATTAGTTGCTTCTTCTGGCTTTGCTTCAATTTTTAGGACTTCTTCTACTTTTATTTCTTTCAATTTATTCATCTTTTTAATATCTTCAGAAAAATCTATCTCGATTTCGTTAACTTTTGATTGAGGTATAGGCATATGTAGCATTACACATGTTTATATACTAGTGTAAGAAGAGATATGACCGTTTCTACTAGTTTAATTTGTTTTGCTGTATTAATTTATATATATTATTTAGTAGAGAGAGTTAAGTAAAAATTAATAAATTGCATATTTTTGGTTTAAATACGCCTCAACTTGCTGGCGTTCTGATATTGTTAATGCTCTGTTATAAATAATAATTTCGGCAATATCGCATACACAGAAAAAATTGTCTATTTCGTTTAAAACAACATCTGAACCAATAGAAAATTCACCAGTTGAATTATTCCCACTATTCTGACTTATTGGGTCTGCTGTTCCAATAAGATTTCCATCCAAGAAAAATGATATTTCAGATCCGTTATTTATTGTTGAGGCAATTCTTTTTTCATTCTCTCCCATTGGAGAAGATTCAATATCTTGTCCACCTACATAAGAGATTCCATAGGAATTAGAAAAGTTTGGAAACTCTGTATCATATGCTCCATAGCTCAATCCAAATTCATAACCGCCACTATTTGTTACTCCTGCAATATATCTTGCTGTCAGTTGCTCTCCCCTTACTGTGCTTGCAGACGCTTTTGATACTGCAATTATTGTGATTGGTGTGTCGTAGTTATGAGAAAAAAAGTTATTTGTTATTAAATTAGCAGTTCCATCAAAACGCAAAACTGGTTTTCCGTTTATTACGCTAGAAACTAATGTGACGTTCCCTGTTCTAGCCGTTGTATTATTTTCATTTTCACTCTGATCTGCCCAAGCTGTTACAATGCTTGTATTTTCAGTTGCATTTGTAACGGTTCCGCTAATTGAGCCAGATGGTGTTGTTGAAGTTGCGCTTGTTGGCGAGCCTACTGACCTTGCGGATGTTGCAGTTGACCCGCTTGGGGCTGGAGAAGCGCCAGGGGAACCACCTTGCGTCGCTAAAACCCATTGACCTGCTAGTTCAAAACTATTAATTACGTATGGATAGAATGGGGAAGTTAAACTTTCCAGAAACCAGAGTGCGCCCTCCCATTTAATCAATGTACTCCCAAGAGCAAAATTATTGGTATCGCCTAAAGTATCTGGTCTTGTGTAAGTTCCATTTACAGATGTTGTGCCAGCACCAGTAAGAGTTACTGAGCTTACATAGTTAGTAGGAGTCCACGATCCAGAGTAGTTTGCTGGAGCTGTGGCAATCAAAATGTTCTCCTCGCCTCCAGTGTATATAAGTCCTTGTTCGGAAATAAAGAATCCTCCACCGACCCTTTCGAAGTAACCGTCAGAACCACTATATGTTCCATTTGCTCCTGCATATGTTCCAGTGAACCCAGTAATAACAATTTGAGAAATATAACCGTTAACTGCTGTCCAATTTACTCCATTGGCAGAAGTAAAGGAATCACTTGTTTCTCCACTTGAATTAAGTATAAAAACTCCATCGTCAGCACTCCAACTCATTGTTTTTCCCGCTGGACCAGTAAAATAATATGAATTTACATACCCTTGTTCAGAATTATAAGTTGGCACACCATTTGCCGTATATGTTCCAGCAAAACTTGGATTACTTGTGCCAGAAATTATTATCTGTGAAACATAATTATATGAAAAATTACTTACTCCAGTATCTGCTTTTAACCAAAGAGCTAATCCAGCTAAACTTGATGGAAGAAAAGGTGTTCTTGGAATTTTGAAGGTTGTATTTTTTTTAATTATTAAGCTCATATTTTTATATTGCATCCCAATAGTCTGTGCCATTTGTGGTGCCATCTAAATATCCACCAAATGGTCCATAACCAGCACCTGCATAAGCTAAACATATCCAATTAGATCCATCATGAGTTACTATATCTCCAACATTATAAATAGTTCCACCATCCCAAGCAGGGTAAATGGGTGCTTCTTTTTTAACTATAAAAACCATAAATTAGATTACACTACTCTTTTAAATAGTTTTTTATATCTTTTATAAGCTTTTTTCTATTATTATGTTCTAATACTGTTATGAAAGTGGCTAATGATACTGGGAAGAATACTCTAAGAAAAAATTGAAGGTGATCTTCCTTACTTAATAAATCAAAGTAATTAAAGTAAAGGTCACTTAACCCCCAAAGCGTTAAAAGCATAGCGGGAACAAAAGTGATAAAAAAGAACTTATCATAGGATTTTAATTTTTTTATATTCATATATAATTTTTTAATATATCTATTATATCTTGACTTTGTACATTTAGTTTATCATCTTTTTTTATATTTATAACTTCATAATTTTCTTTTTTTAGAAAGAATCTTGTGTTGTCTTTATAAGCATATTTGGTATGTATTCTGCTATTTAATTCTAAGATCTTGCAATTATTATTGCAGTATATTGCGTTTAAAAATAACGATCCATGCAAACCAAATATGAATTTAGCTTTACTAAATAAAAAAATTATTTCATATAAACTTTCATCTCCATTCAAAGTAATAAAGTTTTTATCTTTTAAATATTCCAATAGAACTTCTTCATCTATTACTTTTCTGCCCAATCTTGTATTTTTATTTCTAGAAAGATAAAGGTTTACTTCTTTTAAATTTTTGTATTCATCAATATGAATTAATGTTTTTTCTTTCATTTTATTGATATATTTAATATAACACTCTTCTGACATTATTTCATAGTCTTCTGGTGAGAATGGAAATATCATTTTTTTAAAAAATAAAAGTTTTCCTAAATTATTTGGTATAATACATTTGTTTGGATTTATGCCAAAAGTTTGTAAGTAAATATGAAAATCTTTTATTAAACTATTGTCTGATATTAAATATAAAAAATCTTCTTGATCTTGCATCTTTTGCAAAACTCGAATTTTTTGGAGATAATCAAAAATATGTCCAAATGAGTATGTATTTTTTGGTGTTAGCAAATGTATAGATTGTTTTTCAATTTTAATAATTTCTTTTTTATTTTTATTAGAGTCAATTATTTTTTGTAAATTTTTTATTCTTTTATATATTTCTGTTTTTTTTTGTTTTTGCGGAAAAGCATGTATGCATGTAGGCATCCAAAAAGAATAATCATTAGCAGTTTCTTTAATTATTTTAAAATTTTTATCAAGTACAACTCCTGATCCTGTATGTAAGTATACATTTTCTAGTATATAGCCTGCAACTTTTTCATTTGAAAATGGTCTAAAATGGGGAATGGGGCTATCATTAAAATAATTTTTTATAAAAATTGGTTGAATTTTTGTTTCATTCATATTGTATAGTTTCAATAGATTACACAAATTATGAATTTATATTGGCGTGGCTTCTGTTGGATTAGGTTTTGAATTTACTGGTGGTACAAGATTTTGATTCAATAAAGGATTAAACTGTTGCGAACCAGAAATTGCTCCTGCTCCACCACCTACTGGCGCAGGATTAGTTGATATATCAGAACCAGCAGCAGTATCAATATCTGGAACATTGGCTGCGCTTGTTCTGTTCGCTACTATATCATTTATTTCACTTTTAAAAGACATACCTTGAGACTTAGCAGTTTCTTGTGCGTTAGCAACGCCTTTAATAAGAGCATCATTAGCAAGTGGCGCTAATCCTTTTTCATTAAATAAAGGAGATGAAGAAATTAAATCTTTAACATCAACACTTTTAGGAGTTGAAGATGTCATTCCGTTTGATGTTGCAGAGATTCCTTCGCCAGATTGTAATGTTATTGATTTACCATTTTTATCTGTTACAACAACTCCTGTGGTTGTTTCGGCCACGGCAATATGAGTTGCATCATCTCTTACATCAAATACTACAGTACTTCCATTCACTGCCGCTGTGACACTACCAGTGGTTACAGTCATAGTCTCTGTTTCTGGATCTTTTGAAACAAGAAATGTTCCCTTGTCACATTTAACCAAACGTTCTTTTTGCACAAATGAAAACATTGAATTAGCGCCAATTCTTGTTATTGATTTATCATCTAATGATATTTCACACATGCTTTGCTCGCCAGTACCAACTTGAGTATCTGATTCTACTTTATCATTTAAAACCGCCAAAACTTTGTTTGTATTCTCGATAGTATATACGTTATTTTTTAAAAATGATACAAGTGACGCTGAAGCACTATGAGTTAATAATGCTAATATAGTTAGATAAATTAATGTTTTCATAATCTATTTGACAGCTGAAGTTGAAATTCATTAGAAATATTTTCATTAAATTGTAAAGACAGAATATCTTCCTTTTCCTAAGCATTGGTAATAGTACCTATACTTTTCTTCTCCAGCTTTATGAACTCCGAAAACTTCATCTTTAAAATAATCTTTTAAACTAACCGTGTCATGATCTCCAACATGTTTTTTAATCCAAGCGGAAACTTCACCAACATTTCCTTCAAAGACTACTACTTTCCCATGACTTGTATATTGCATTTTTCTGTTCCACTTGCTGTTTGTATATCTAAATTGTTTTTAGTTTGTTTAGCTAAAATTGATCCTATCATACTTAATATAAGAACACAAGCAAAGATTAAAGCATAATGAGTTTTTTCTTGAGCTTTCTTTTGGGCTCTATATTGATGAAAATTAGTTATAAAAGCTTCTGTATCTCTTTTAGAAGGGAGACTTTTTTCGTAATTACTTAATAATAAGTTTCTCATGTGATTTTCCATTACTTTATTCTATCTAGCTTTTGTATCAGATTCTAATGTTACACTTCCATCTGTTCTTAAAAGATTTCTTGTGCTACCATGTGGATTTTTAATTGTTTTATCTAAAGCACCACTAGAATGATTAGTAAAAGCTTTGGTAAAATCAACTAAGAAATAATCATTTGTATCTAATGTTAATATATTTTTTGGATTGTCAATGCCATAAATACCACCTGATCCACCAAAGCAAGATCCTCTTTTCCAAATAGTCGGGTATTTTTCATTATGTGCAGGACAACTAAATACTATGTTAGCTTTCTTTTTTTTACCTGTGTATGTAACAGGAATATAATTGGTAAGATAATATTCTATGTTAGATTTATCCACCACATTTTGAGTTGTGCCACCAAATCTACTATCGCTAATGAATGAGTTTATGGTCTGACCATCAGAACCAGGAGGCAAAGTATTATTATTGTCAATTGCAAATAATAAAATTGATGCACCAACTTGTTTCATATTTGATGCACAAATAGCTTGAGATGATTTACGCTTTACAGCGCCAAAAGCAGAGAACGATAAGCTCATCACAAATGACATTATAACTATTACAACTGCCATTTCAACTAACGTAAAGCCAAAGAGTCTCGATAGTCTAAAATGCTTTAAAACCTTGTTGGTGGTTTGCATTTGTTTCTTCTCATGATTCTAAGTACTATTAAACCAGAAGCACCACACAACATTAGTGATAATGTAGAAGGCTCTGGTATAACATTTACTATTCCATCTGCATTAAAACTATTAACATCCCATGCTAGATTACTGTTTGCTGTATCAAGATCAGGTAAAGCAGCTAAAAGTACTGCATTATCAAATGCTGATACATCTATAGAAGCAAAATCAAACAAGTCGTAAACATCTCCCATTGCATAAGTATAACTATTCAAGGTCTCAAATGTAAATGCAGTATTTGCTCCTAACGTTAGTAACGTGGTTACATTTATTGCGTCATAGGTCGTGCCTCTGGTAGTTGGTGCGCCTAATTGGAACTGGAATGTTCCATTGCTTCCATTTAACTCATAAGCAGTTAGCAGACCAGGACTATTGCCAGGGGCCACAATTCCGCCATTTAAAG